TTTTATAATATAAATTAAATTTTTAAAAAAGATTAAAATAAAAGGCGCTCCTTTGGGAGAGCGCCTTATTTTTATAGTTTTTTTACTTCCTGGATTTGTTTCAATCCGCTCCAATTGGCTATGGAGTCGCCCAACGATGTGCATTCACCTTGTTGGGCTTGGAATATATATCGTCAAATGTGCTGATATTCGTAAATATTTTTTAGGATTTTGCGATATAAGACAAATGACATATTGCATATTGCAAAATAGGCGACTTTGTGATGCAACAGGGTGCTTCCGATAATGTCTGCTATGTCTCATCGGCGTTCATTTTATTTTTATTGTCTCTGATCTGTTTGGCAAATTTAATTAATGTTTCCGTGCTCACATGTTTTTTTTCGCTTAGGTACTGACTCAGATTGCCATTATTTATCCCGGTCCAACCTCTGATTTGGCGCAACGACCCCGCGCGCCGTATACGCTCAATTGCATTTATACGGCACGCGTTTACGATTTCATCGATGAGATCGATGTCATCGATCTCCGCAATCATCGATTTGATTTTATTTATATCCATTTAGCATCACTCCGAACAATCCCGGTTCTCTCTCTGAGAGTTTTGCAAACTGGATTAAATTGATTTGTATCCCTCACGAGTGAGGACATAATATTCGCCATTGCGAGTTATGTATCCCCAGTTTTTAAGATTTCTGATTAAACGATCCTCGTCACCCTGGTCAAATCCCATTTCGTCGGTGTTTAGCCATGCGTGCAGAACCGCACCTGGCAGAAACCTGTTGAATAAGGCCGGATCCCGCAAGGTCCTCCTGATTTGTGTGGAAACGAATTTTTTAGTCAGTCTAGTTGTGCTCATGGTTTTTGACCTTGGCTTTTGGGTGCCACCCGTTGATATATTTATTATCGCACAGTGATTTAAAATAGTAAATCACTATTTTGTTAAAAAGTAAAAAATTAAATTTTTTTACGGAAGAATTTTGACTATTGCATTAGCTTTTCGAGGGAATCCGCAGCGACGAATAGTTTATCTACTCGCAAACGGCCTTTCCTGAGATACTCCCGATAGTGATGATCTGGCCAGCCCACATGTTCACAAATCGCCTGGATTGAATATTTGCCCTCCGCTCGCGCAAAAATACTCTGTGCGACATCTCTATTTTGCTCTAATATTTCTAAATTTCTTTCGATGCTTTTTGCAACATCAAATAGATCCGATTTTGTTTTATGCGCCTCATTGTAACGTTTGCCCATATGGTTTATCTCCTGACGGTAATTGCCTATATCCATTGTTATAACCTCAAATCTGTCGTCCTCCCTCTCGATCGTCGTATCCATACCACTTAAAAACCCTTTTAATTTTTTAATAGGTTGAGGATTGTATCTTTTGGTCATAAAAACATCTCTACTGATGTTTTAAAAAGTTTTGCTAATTTTTTAGCGAGATCTTTACCAATCGATCTTTTACCGGACTCATACGCTGAGATGTGGGATCTTGCAATGCCTCCAAGTTTTTGTCCGAGTTCGGTCTGAGACCAGCCAGCCATTTCGCGATAGGTCCGCATGTTATTACCGGGCGTTGCAAGATGTCCATGTTTTTTCCAAAACTCTCCTTCTCGGAATGGTACCGATGCGTCTTTGAGTAACGTAAGAATTTCATTTTTACGTTTTTGCTTACTGATTTTGAGGAGTCGATTTTTGATTCTAAATGTTTCTCGAAATTATCTAAATTATTTTTCATATCGCCTCCTTGTTTTGGTTACGGTTTAAGAATTTCGCTTCCGAAAAGATTTTCCAGCTTAACTATTTGTGATAGAGTTGGATTTGTACGCTTTGGATTTTCGAATTTTTGGTAAGCCTGTTGAGACACGCCGAGTTGGCTTGCTACTCTTGCCTGACTGAGTCCCTGTTCGGCACGGTTAAGTTTCAACCAGATAGCGAATCCGATTTTTTTTTCGGGCTCGATGTAATGGATGCTCTTGCCCGATTTTTCGAAGGTTGTGGAATTGGTAGTTTTCGTGAATCGATTGATTCGAGATAAAGAGACAATGCGTCTTTCGCGTATCCTAAAGCCTGCTCTAATGTATCGCCTTCGGTAATACAACCTGGAAGGTCGGGAAATTCGACGGTATATCCGCCCCCTTGTTCGTCCTCAGTAAGGACAGCTGGATATGAAATCATTTTAGCCCTGCCTGTTTAAGTATTGCATTCAAAGTTTTTAATTTCAGTTCTTTTTTTCCGTGAACCGGCACTGTTACTGTAATCGAGCCCTTTTTATATATAACGTGAGATCCTTTTCCCTCGCGTTCCAGCTCAAACCCATTTGCTTTAAGTAGCTCGATTACTTGTTTCGCGTTTAATGCCTTCACGATTATTTAATACAACCTATAGGTTGTATTGTCAAGATACAATTTTATTTTTTTATAGCCGTACAGTAAAAATTTTATAGTCTGTCGCCATGCAAAAATACTCACAGGACATTGATGTATCTATAGACGACCTTGAGCCCTATGTGCTCCCAATCAAACGCAAACGCAAAATAGATCCCGATGCAGTTGGGTTACTCGCAAAAGGGATCTTTAGAGATGGCTTACTAGAGAGTATAACAATCAGTTCGTCCAAAAACAAAAACGGTAAATACGTGATCTATAAAGGCGAGCGGAGAACCCAGGCTCATCGTGCTCTGAGTGATAAGGGTCATGTAAAATTTAAAACAATCCGTGCGCGTAGATTGTTAAACGACGATGACCCTCGCGTTGTTAGGCGAGAGGTTTACGGGACAAACAACGATGGCGAAAAATGGGCTGATGAGGACATATTAGAGATCCTTCCTAAACTTTATCCAAAAAATCGCTTTTTGGATAATATGGCGGGGGCCCCGAAACTTGGTCAAACAAAAGCCGTTTCGCTTGCGGACGAGATTGCAGATGATTGGGCCATGTCCCAGCGAACAGCGTATAGGTGGATAGAGCGAGTAGTCGCTGCAAACGGTTGGAGGGTCGAAAAGAAAAAATCACCCTATCCCCTTCTTGGCTCAAACGAATTTAAATTTGTGAGCAGGGTTGCAAAACAATACATTGCCGCTGAAAAAAACTTACGGCTGCACAGAGGGAGGTTGATAAGGCGATCAAAGAAATTTTGGATCCAAAAACTAAAGTGATTTCCAAAAAAGAATTTTTGGCGTTTGTTGAGGATTTTAAAAAAGGGAAAACTCGTCATTTGTAACGCAAATAAATGACGGTATTTTATTTTGTCATCTGGCAAAAAATACCCCGCATGTTGCGGGGTTAAATTAAATTGTAAGAAAATATAGCGAGAGAACTTCGGAGAATTTCTATGGCGAACCCGAAGCGAACAAAAAGAAATAGTTGACACTAAGAATTTTACAACTTTTTGTCACGAGTTTGTGGAGAAAAAACAGGACAAAACAGGACAAAAACGGAAATCACGTAAGGCTATAAAAATAGAAACAACTTATGAAAATCCGCATCAGAATATAAGTTTAGAGCAATTCGAGGCCATTCTCATGCTCCTAGATGGGGTTACTATTGTGGAAACTGCAAGGCGCATCAAAATGGCTCCATCCACGATAAAACGTTGGCTCTATTCAGACGAGATAGTTGGGAGAAATTTTAGGAATGCTTACGAAAAAGAGGCGCACGTGAGAATAGAGGCGATGCGTTTAAATGCGGATACAATCGCATCGAATCTTTATTGTGTATTCAATGACTGGGTCTCGGAACTTAAGAAAAAAAAGGGAAACTGAGTCCAAAGGAGATCCAGCAAGTTTTGTCATATCTCACTAATTCTAAATATTTATTTAAAAATAAAATAGAGTCAGAGGCCGAATCATCGAGGAACAAAATTTTATCAGGTTTGGAATCATTTTTAGAAGAAAAGTTAACGGAACATATATCAAATAATGGCGAATGAAATCAGAGCTGACTAAAATACTCGATGGAACTCAATACGCGAATGTAGACCCAGCCATTCTTGCGGAGGCGGTGAAGAATGTAACTGAAAGACTTAGAGCCAAAACCTTTGGCATTAACAGAAAAAAAATATCTGTAGAAAACGTGCGACTGGTAAAAAAGGGTCTTTTTTATTTTTTGTAAGCATTATTTTCCCCATTACTTTTCGGTAGCTTTTGGCGAACAACAAATAGAATTAATTAATCTTATACAAAGCTATCGTTCCCCAAAAAATAAAGACGGTTCGAAGCATAGAACCCCTCTCCGCACTCTTGTCGCATTATCGCGTGGTTTTGGAAAATCAACAATACTCACATTGTGCGGGGTTATATGGCTGGTATTAACTCGCACGTGGAAATTCCCGATTTTAATTTCATCTACGCTTGGACAGGCAAAAGAATTTTTGCGTAAAATTCAAGAGGAGATTGAAGATAATTCAGAACTTGCAAACGATTACCCGGAGTTACTACCTAAAAAAGATATAAAGGGACAGAACGTTTCATGGTCTGACTTTGATCTAGTTTTTAACGGAGGGTTTAGGATTATTGCAAAGGGTTGGGGTAATGCGATTAGAGGTAAACGGCACAAAAACATAAGACCGGATGCCCTACTCCTTGACGACCCAGACGAAGAGAAGGACGTGAATTCCGAATCTACGATGACCAGAAAATACCGGTGGCTCGAAAGAGCGGCTTTAAAACTTGGAACTGTCTGGGGAATTGATGTTATTTTGTCCTATACTACTATTGCACCTAACTGCGTAGGTGAATACGTGTTTAAATCCGATCGTTACAGGGATTGGATTCGTAAAAAATACAAAGCCTTGATCACAGATCCAGACGGTACAGAGAGATCATCATGGCCCGAAGGCGCACCTATTGATTTATTACAAAAAGAACGCAATGACGATGCTATTACTTTTGCACAAGAAAGACAAAACGAACCTCTACCAGAGGTTGGCCAAAAATTTAAAGGGCTTATACAAACGTGGAAGTTCGAAAGGCCACAAACATTTGATGGTTGGCAACTGGCACTAGCACTTGATCTATCGCTTGGCCGAACAGAGCGATCCGATTTTTCCGCAATCGTTGGCCTTGGTTTATCGCCACAAGGGAGGTTTTTCGAACTTTATTCAGACATTCAACGCCGTCGCCCGGAACAAATCCAGAATGATTTTATAAAAGCGTTACAAGCGTTTCCGTGGAGCGTAGCTGGCATAGAGATAAACGGAGGCCAGGATTATTTTCTATTGGGGTTCAGAAAACATTTAGAAGATTGGAATGAACTTTGCTCGATAGAAAATAATGAATTAGGTCTGACGCTTGCCAATAAAATAATAGTACCAATTATGGATATAGATAGCCGTGGCGATAAGGACCTCAGAATCGTAAGCTCTCTCCAGGTCCCAATAGCGACTGGACAACTAGTATTACGGGAAGATTCGAAAATACTTATAGAACAATTCGAAGAGTTTCCGTTCAGAAAAAAAGACGGCCCTGACGCCACTCAAATGGCCTACCAATTAATCACAGAAAGAATTGGTAGTTCAGTTAAATTTCTCACTACGGAACAAAGGTCTGGCGTGATAATGTTGTCTCAAAAAAACAATCAAAATGAAAATAATAGTGGTTACATTGCAAAAAGTTTAGACCAGTTGCGTAGGGATCAGTTAAAGCGCCGTGGATTTTAGGAAATAAAATCAACTTATATTAACAAGAGTTTTCAAATTATTTGAAAATGGTTTGAAAACTAGAATTCCGTGAATAAAAAAGATTTGCAATATTTTAAAACGTTAACCAATTGTCCCTCCTCGTGGCACGACCTCGCGGAAATAATTACAAAAAGAATTTATATTACAGAACGCCAAAAGAATTCCGCGAAAATGAGAAAGAAGTAAAAAGCAAGGCTGCACCAAAAGAAGAGACGGATCCACAGCACATGGATGTTTCTACGTTTCGCAAAAGTGGTTTTTACGGGCCAACTCGTGCAACGGTTGATCAGGCCATTAATTTAAATAATCGAATGTATGATATTTTGCAAGCACAGAAGAACGCAAAAGACCCAATTTACATTGATGATCAATATGTCCTATTGTCGCAAGGTGTTCGCTGCAGACCAGTTTTTAGACCAGATCCATTCGACCTTAGGGACATTGGGTACTCCTCATCTTTAATCGGATCTATCCATCAAATTCTTTCGGACGATGTTTCGATGTATTCAGACCTTGACGAGGATCCAGGTTTTTCCATTGCGATGAAAGATAAAAAAAATCACCTTCGCCAGAAGATAAAATTAAAATGGAAAATCTTGGCCATTTGATGTTATTGATGGGTGATAAATCTCTCCCAACCTGGAGAGAGCGTGAACGCTTAGGCGAAGTGCTTGAAATGGCTACAAGAGATACTCTTGCAATTGATACTGTCGCATATCAAAGGACTTATAATAGGCGGAACGAATTGATTGATATTACCTATCTGGATCCAGCAACGATTTTTCGTGTGGATCCTAAAAAAGGCTATAAAGGCGACAGAACAATTACTCATGTCCAGATGATTCGAAACCAAGTTGTCGAGGTTTATGAAGCTGGTCGGATCGTCTTGCGTCACAAAAACAATATATCAGATGTAAGATTTCGCGGATTTGGAATATCCCCAATTGAGTCGTGTATTTTAGAAATCATGTCATTGATTTTTGTTATCAAACATAACGCGGATCGATTTAACTCTCGGAATCCTCCTCGTGCTCTGATAACGAGCGAGGGGAACATACAGAAAGCGGATCAGGAGAGATTGGAATTAGAATGGGAAAACGCTTATTATGGGAATAGGAGTGGATTTAGATTACCAATGCTGTTTGGGGCTGGAAAAATCCAGGTGCATAACCTAGAGGTAAATGATGATTTCGAATTTGATAAACTTTTACAGATGAGTGCTTCTTTAATTTGTGCACGGTACGGCATTGATCCTGCACAAATTGGTCTAAAACTCAATCAATCCGCGACGTTATCGGAACCGTCTGTCGATGGTAGGCAGCACTTTGCGCGAGATCGTTCGCATGGATCTCTGATGGCGTTCCATCGTGATTGTCTGAATGAGGCACACGATCCACAGGACGATTCGTTATATAAATTAATTTTTAATGGAGTTAAGGTTGATGAGTCATCAAAAAAAGCTGATCTCTATGATAAGCAATTTAAAACTTTTAGAACTCTCGATGATATTTTAAAAGCGGAAGATAAGCCAACCATGCAGGAGCTTGCAGACTCATATAAAACAAACGGGGTAATATCAGATGACCAAGCTAAAAAATTTGCTCAAATGGGGATGTTGATCGGAAATCCTTACTTTGCAGCAGAGTTTAGTAAAATTTTAGGAAATGGGCCTCAGTTTGGTCAACCTCCTGTAGACGGTAATTCAGATGTGTCAGAATCAGATGCAAATGAGGAATTGCCTTGGAGTGATGACGACTTTATTACTCCAAATGCCGAAACGGAATCTCAATAATATATTATAATGCACTCATAAAAGAGTAAAAAATAAGGTGGTATATAAAATGTCAGAAGTCAATATGCAAGAACAAGTTGAGGAAGTGAAAGGATTTTTGCAACCTATTGTAGATGGATTATCCAATTTAAAAAATCAGAATTATATGATAGTATCTTACAGATACTATCCACAACAAACAGAAGTGTGAAAAGCAAAGTTTCTGGTGTTATCGACTTATTCGCGTCACAAGGAGTCGAGTCTGAAAAGTTTACGACCGAGCAGTGGAGTGAGGTAGCAGAAAAGATTCTCAAAAGTGTAAATACAGATACTTATGATAGGCTTACAAGTGCAATTGACGGAATACACCGTCAAAGTACAGATATGAAAACTAAATTATCGCTTTGGTCTTCAGCAATTGATTCATTCCTCGCAGAATTGGCAGACTGAAAGTCCATTTTTAAGAGGCCGTGCAGGACGCGAATTCCAACTACTTGTAGGAGACAGATTAAAGTGGTTGGAATTTTGTGCATTAGGTCCTAAAGATCCGGATATTTATGCTTCAAAAACTTTTTTCCGCAAGGGAATTTTTCCTGGGGAAAAAAACGATTGGAAAGTATTTTCCGAGAATTTTTGAAAAAAATTTCCAGAAGACCGTCCTCCATTTGTAAACCAACATTTATCCGATTCCGAATTTGATAAATGGCTTTTTGAATATTTGGAAAGGGATTGGAATCCAGTGTATAAAGATATTGGAGAGTCAGGGACCTTGCTAGGGTATCTATCAGGTTATTTGAGTGGATCTCTGAAATTGCCGATTGAAACAGTCGATGAGATGGGTATTGAAGATTATGATCGTGCACTGAAATACAAACTGGGAGTTGGATTAGAGGATCAGCAATATCTAGAAAAGATAATCCCAAAAAATCGAGAAAAGAGCTGGCTGCTGAGTATGCAAAAAATCATGGCTCAGAGTGGATTGCAATCTATCAACGGGATGAAGATGGAAATATCACGCAAGATTCAAAAGGGAATCCGATTCGATGCGGTAAACCTTTTGAATATTTATCTATGATGTATAGAGACATGATTTCAGCCGCGATCAGTGAAGGGAAAACTATGGAACAACTCCAGTCGGAAATGGCCTACCCTGATCTTTTCGAATTAGTGGAAAAGGGTAAAATGTCAGAAGACGAATATCTCAAAATACTCGATGGGCATGAGTCATCTCTTTTAACTCTTCGGTTGAATCGAAACTTCCGACGCTTTGCGTGGACTGAAGCGTCTATGGCTTTTAATGCAGGGAGAGTTTCGGCGTTAGTGGAAAGCGGAATCAATTACGCGATTTTTACAAAAGGGCGTAGGATGATGTAATGTGTTTAACTAAAAAAATTGAAGGGAAAAATGGAATTAACAAATCTTTACTATATTGAATTTGCGATAAAAAAAATGGTTATAACTCGCATTCTTAATTTCGAGCTTAGTTTTGATGAGCAGTATTATACTCTTAGGAGATGCTCTGACTCACTCCTAATTTACGAATCCCAAAATTATTATGAAGTAAAAATTATGCTGAAAATCAAGAATATCAATTAGCAGGACCATTTTACAAGTATGGGTCGTGAATTTCTCAAAACTGGCGGTAATACTTTTAAAGTAGAGATTGGTCCTTCTACTTTCAATCCTAATCCTCCTGACGATTTAATACAAAGGCAAGGCGAACCCGTAATTTGGTTACGATCTTTTCCAAATCCTGATAAAAATAGTCAGCAATTAATGGCACTACCAGGCAAAGAAGGTATGATTTATCGGATTGATAAATCATTTAGAGTACCTTTAGAGGATCTTCAGAATCAGCAATTTGATGGGAATGATTTATATACTCGTTATGGACCAATTAAAAATATACGTAGGTTGTATGTCGTTCGTGCAGAAGAAGATGGTGGTAACATTGAATTAAAATTTGAAGAGTTCAAGGACAATCGAATCAGAATATTACCAAATGCAGGTTTCGAATCTTATATGTTAGTTAGATGTGATTACGAAATTTTTGTCATTGATGAAGATGAAAGCATCACCGTGGTTCAGAAGATTGATGGTAATATAATAAATTTCGAATTATTTCCCAATAAATTAGTAATTAACGTAAAAGAAATCTGGCGGAAAAGGCCAACTGAAACGGTATTCTCTCGAATTACAGATTCCAGAAACGATTTTGTAAATTTATATATAAAAGACGTGTCTCCCGCTGAAACAGTTTACAAAATCACTTTGGACTCATTTTCGCCGATTAAGATTGGGTATCGTATGATAGAGGCAAAGGATAGGAGGTTAGGAAAAACGGGCATCGATTTGCAAATTGGTGATTTAGATGTTGTAGTAGGCTCAACAACAAATTTTGCTAAAGACGATTTGATTGTTTTATTGAATTCGCTGTTAACAGAAAAAGAAATTTGCAAAAGAAATAAAGACGGGTTGTATCCTATCAAATATACACCCGTAAGAGAAATATACTCAATACACTCTCAAGAAAGAGAGTATTCTAACTACTCAATAGAGAAATTTAGATATTTAAAATTGAATGAAAATATCTTACCAGATCAAGTATCCATAGTTTATGGATATAATCCAAAATTTAAAATCTTGCCATCAACTAAACTTTCAGCTTTGGCCGATAGAATACAGCCAAGGGAATGGGTTGCGAGATTAGATCAAACTGAACTAGATCTATCAGAAATTATCTCTGGGATTTCGCATTAAAAATTCTTATTGCAAAGCAAAAACAATCTATAATTTGTCGGTCATATGAATCAGTATGAGATAATTCAAAGTTTTTTAAAAGCGCGTAAGTTTGAAGTTGGAAGGGAATCTATTCGTAAAGATGGAATTTATCGAAAAATTTCTGATTCCGGTGAAAAATCAAAACAATGGAAATTGATTCAAAAACACGATGAGGATAAAAAAAGATTCGCTACAATTCTAGAAGCGATAACGAATTTTTTCGGAACAGATAAAAATGTTGCAAAGACAATTCCAAAGCGCGAATACGAATCGAATAAAATAAAATCAAAAGGAATATCGCTCCTAGAGTGGAAAAGACATTTCATAAAATATTTTGAAATAAAATCCCAAATTGATGCAAAATTCCACCAGGAAAAGAATGCAAAAAAACGAATTCAAAGATAATAGGCAATAAACCCGATTCGAATCAAATTACTAATTTTACTACAAACAATACGAATCAAAATATCGAAAAGTCATCATATAAAAAATCAATATTCAAGTTACTTTACGATCTATATGGAGAACAGAAGCCAAATGGAAATACAAGCAGAATTAATGAACAGAATCAAGGAGTCGGGTTATCAAACCTTACTGACAAGGGATCCGAATTGGGTGTTTCAGAGTCTCCTCAAAATGGCCAAAGTGGACAATCTGGAACCAACTCTAGAAAATCTTCTCTCGCTGGCCGGAAATCTGGAGGTAGATCTTTTTCAGGACTCTCGGGCAACGAGCGACTGACGACGGAGGAGTCCGTCGCTCTTAAGGTTTCTGATGGACTAAAAACTTTTCGAGAACTTTGGAGCAATAAAAAACAAAATGAAATAAATTTAGAATGTAAAAAATCTTATCAACAATCCCTCATGATCAAATTACACCTGAACAAAAAGATATATTAAGGTTATATGAAGGCTCTGGAGGACAAACTACGAACAAGGAAGTAGATGCAAACAGAGGTATGCTCTATCAATTTCTTACGCCACGTCATATAGTCAAGAAGATGCAAGATATTCTCTCCCGATACATAAAAGATGGGGATAGTGGGATAGAACCTTCTGCTGGAATAGGAAGGTTTGCAGAAGGTAAAGGAAAAAATTACAACTGGGATATGATGGAGTATAACCCAGATGACAATACAGCTTTTTTAATCGCAAAAATCTTAAATCCAACTGCGAATATATCGGACAAAGCATTTGAGACACTATTTGTTAATGATAAAAATAAATCTGTTGGGGATAATTATACCGGAAAAAAATTTCAATTTGTAGCCGGTAACCCACCATACGGAGCAATGGAGGGAAAATATAAAGCCATCGAAGGCAAAGGGTGGAAAAGATATGAGCATTATTTTATAAATCGAGGGATCGATGTTTTGGAAGAAGGAGGTATTCTTACTTTTATAGTACCACAATCATTTTTAAATGCAAATAACGAAAAATGGAAAAATCAAATAATTTGAAAAAGCAGAATTGTTAGAAGCATATCGTTTACCTGAAGGTTCCTTCGGCAATACTCAGGTCGGAACTGATATAATTGTTTTAAGAAAAATACAACTAACTCTAAAGATAACTCACTGGCTTTCTCCGGAAAATACTTAGAAAAAACCTGAACATGTTTTTGGTTCGATCGAAAAAGAAAAACCGATTCGGAAAAGAAGAAGACTATGTTAAAGGAGATATTACTGATTTCTTAAATTTCAAATTGCCGCTTCAAACAGAAATGAGCGAAGAACAAAAAGCGGCAATTTCTGAAGGTTTAGTAGGAAATACGAATGCAAAAGGAAAACAAGTTTTAAAATCCGTATCGGAGGCAAAGAAGGTAAATAAAAAAAGAGAGACTAAAGAAAAAATATCTAATGCGGTTCGAAACACGATAGGCGAAGATAAGAAAATTGATCCCAAAGATTTATACACACAAGACGAATTTATACAGAAATATGGTAAAAAATACGACCAAGTTGATTTAGACATGGTTCGTAACATACTGCCAACAGGTTCTCTCCCTGACTCTCAAGTTTTTGACATTAATAAAATGTCAAAAATGAATAACGAAATATATCCAGATTTTATTTATGCGTCCGGGGATTTAACTGAAAAACTTAGAACACTAGAAATAGAAAAGGATATTCTAAGTTCAGAGGAATATACGAAACAAAAAAACTATTAGAATCAGCATTACCAGAAAAAGTAAAACTTGAAAATATTATTCTAACACCAATCGAACCATTTGCAAAAGGGTTTATATTCGAAGATAATACTAGCTTAATCGAAAAATTCAAAAAATTTATTTTGGGGGAACCGGTTTTAGGGCGCTACGGGAAAAATATAGGAAAAATAATGGATTATGAAGGTGGTCTTCCAAATGAATATTTTATGAATTATACAATTACAAAATCAGATATTCTTGCATACCTAAGCGGTGAAAAGGTAACAGGAAGAAACGATGTGGTTTATGATAGGGCTACGGGTGAATCTACAAAAATAGAAACAAATAAATTAAAAAAGAAGGAGAGGAAAGAGATTGGGAATAAACTTTTTCAACAGTTCATTCAGGAATCATTAAGTACTGAAGAACGTGAGGATTTAACAAAAAAATGGAA